TAATAGTTCCATGCATGTATATTTCTACATTTCTTAATTGGAATGGTAATAAACAATGACTTAAATTTCGAACACCTCTGCCGATAACTTGTTCAATACGATTCATATTATACCAAGGCTCTAATACATGAAGTTGTCGAATGCATTTAAAATCGAGCCCTTCCGATCCAGCCTTGGAAATTAATACAACTTTTACCTTCTCTCCGTTTTTATTGTTTGAGTTTGTGATTATTTTCATATCATTAGCGTTATTTGGGGAATATGCTTTATCACCGGTAATCATAATATATTTTGCCTGCTGGAAGTTGCTAGTGACCTCGTTACGTGGTTTCATGGTAGTAGCGTCCAAGGGAACTGCTGGAGATTGACCGAATAAAGATTTCGTATTTGGTGAACTCCCTTGTCGTGCAAATCCCATTTCTTCCAATGCGAGAGACATGGGGACAATACCCCCGTCAATATATTGTGAATATATCATAACGATTCCGGTTGAATGACGAATAATTTCACAAATACGAGCTATTTTTGCACTATATTTTGAAATTTCAGAGGGGCTGAATATCCGACCATATTTTGATAAAATTTCAGGTCGATAATCAAAATTTGATTTCATAGGAATTTTACTAGTAGACTCATCTTTAAAAGTCATTGTCGAATTCATTCCACGTTTACCAACCATAGTCGCACGTGGGTCTTTATTTTCAACATCTTCAATGCTAACAGAAGAGTTGTCTATCTGAATTTCCCCATTTTCGATATGTATATCTAGATTTGGACTAGGATACACCATATTGAGCGCTTCAATTGGAGTTTGTAATTTTCTAAATCCGAATTTATCCAATTCATCAAATGATATACTGTGCTGCTTCATTTCAATATCCTTACGAATACCGTTAATGATCAACTTATATGCTCGTTCTTGGTAATCTTCTAATTCATTAATATAAACAGGCAGGTGTTTCATTGGTTTGTCTATCTTGCGCCCATTTAGCTGGATAGTTGGTAAGGCAACCTGTTTTACGCTATTTCCTGCGAGTGCTTTACCTGCATTTACGAGGCTACCGATAGCATCGGGTGTATCTCTGAAAGTCCGTTCTTTCGCAAATGTATCAGGATAAATACGATATGGAAATGTATACGGATTTTCACCCCGAACATAGGAAACATATCCGATTAATTTGCGATGTAATAATTCGCGACCTCCGTCTTCGGTTACATTCCCGTCCGAATCGACCTGTTGTTCTTTAAAATTGCCATCAGGTGTAAAAATTTCATCAGACGTAATAAGTCCACGTTTATCGTTTGCATTCATTAAATTCACTAACCAAATGATTTCGGAATATGAGTTATACATAGGTGTCGCGGATAACAATAATAAACGCATGTTATTGCAATTTTTTGCTAATTTTAAAAGATATTGAGCTGTTTTGCCGTCTGTATTATCTTTCGTCATGCGAATATTATGAACTTCGTCAATGATAATCATACGATTGTTAAAAAATTTGCGCATACTGGCGATTTCTTGTTTACGCGTTTCTTCGGGAGAAAAGTCCGCACCGGCAGGGACAGATATTTTTTTACGTATAAAATTAGCAAGTTCGACGTAACCCATGAAAACATAGTATTGGTTTATAATTGTTTTAATTTGCGAAATAACCTTTTCTTTCGAAAGACCCTTTAAACTAGTCGGATTTACTTCTTTTACTAATGAATTACCAATACACGAATCAATATTCCAAATACCGTCAACTTCCGTTAATCTGCGTTCATCAAACAGTTGCAGTTTAAAATTATTTTGAACGTTCGGTGCAGCAACAACAATAATACGCTGTTTCACCCCAACCTGTTTCATATAAGAACGCATTTCTTCGGCAATACCAATGGAACTACATGTTTTACCACTACCCAATCCATGATACAATAAAAGACTGTTATATGGTGTCTGAAACGATAAAAAATTCTTAACAAACAATTGATGTGGTAATAGTTCGAATTCAGCCTTACACATTTTATCGGCATAGGCTTGAATATCTCGAATTTCGCCATCATATTGTGTATCATTAAATTCGGTATGACTAGCAATTTTCGCAGAAAACGCAGGGTCATTTAATGTGGGATATAAAAAGTCGTGGTCTACACCATGGTCACCTTTAAACTCAATTCGTTCCATTTTGCGACGATGCTCATTTGTATTAGTGCTAGGTTCCGATTCCCGTGTAACATCATTCTTAGTGCTCGGTATGTTCTGTAATTTAATCGTATCTTCTGGCGGAATCTCAGGGCTTTTTGCAGTTTCAATAAAGGGTTTATTTGCAGTAGGTTTACGAATTTTAATAGTTTTTCTATTGGTATCTGAAGAATTTATATTTAATTGACTCATATAAAATATACACGTATATACATTACGTGTATATTTCGATTCATTTATTTTACCGGCAGTTATTTTACATTTTATAAATTCTCAATCGTGGTTTTTTTACCGTGACATTCGCGACACAAAGCGACTAAATTATCTACATGATTACTCCCTCCATATTCTAAACGAACTTTATGGTCCACTTCAAACCATGCGTTTAACTGGTCATTACATTCTCCACATTTCCAATTCTGTCTTGATGCGACGAACTTCTTTTTAGTTTCACTAACCGACCTTTTTGTCCCTTTTTTCCCCGAATGCATCATGCGCTCGGCATATCTGGTTTGTTGATTGGGAACTTGAACAACTTCATGTTCCCCGCCTCCATTACGAAAGGAGTTTTTTGATGTAAAGTCGAGTATAGGAGACAAAATAGAACTTGTATTTTTATCAACAGGTAAGTATTTTAAATATTCGTTCGAAGTTACTAAGATGTTTTGTGCGTTCGCCGGATTTTTCTTCAGTAGAATATACAAAATAAATGCACCGAATACCACTCCACCCATTTGAAACTGTTTTTTATACATCATGATATTTTTGGTGTATTTACCGTCAGTATGCATATGAAATAAAATCGCGCCTGTTATTACAATTAACCATAATTCTATACGCATGGTATTTTATATAAATGGTATAAAATAGCATGATACAAAGATTTTTAATAAATAAGTATTATAAAAATGAAACATAGCACTGTAAAAAAGGCGATAACATATTCTTTACGTAAATGAAAGCGTTCAGATAATTTCACCTGTTTGGGTCGATACAGTGCTTTATAATCGTCGAGTGCTTCAAATAGGGTTATCTCTTCTTTTCCAAGAATACGATTAATGCGATTATGAATAAAATGTATCCAGCGTATAAAGGAATCGCGATTATCTAAATACGGAGTAATTGGATATCGGTCAAGCAAAGCGATAAAGTTGTCTCCAATCTCAGGATTTGGAATAAACAGAGGGAAGTTTTGAATAAGGTCGTAATATTTACGTTTGGTTACAGCATTCGGGGTCAATGGATACGTATGAGCAATAGTTTGTAGAAAAAACCAATAATGTGGACCCCAAACCTCAGGTGCGAACTTTTCAGAATCTAACATTGTAAACGTAGTAGGAATCGCAGTTCGTTTGATATAATCTTTGTGTTGTTCTTCCATACGAATCGAATAAAGTATATAAACAATTGCGAATATAATAAGATAGAATAAGCGTAGAAATGCAGAAAAATGATTATTATTGCAATAATTGCGGAAAATCTGGACACTTATACCATCATTGTAAACTACCAATAACTAGTAATGGTATAATTGCATTTCGAAGAAATAATGATAACATAATAGAGTATTTATTAATAAGGCGTAAAGATACACTGGGACACATAGATTTTATGAGAGGCAAGTATTCGGTAATGAATCGCCAATATATAATAAATATGCTAAATCAGATGACTATAGATGAAAAGTCAAGGCTAGCTACAGAGAAATTTGAAACATTGTGGAATACAGTCTGGGGTGAAAATACATTGTCCGCGCAATACAAGAATGAAGAAAGTAGTTCATTTGAAAAATTCTCTATGTTACGGTCAGGAATCAAGATAAACAACGATTATTATACGTTGGACGATTTGATAAAACAAAGCAATGAAAATGAAAACTGGAATGAACCTGAGTGGGGGTTTCCCAAGGGTCGTCGGAATCACCAAGAATCTGACTATGATTGTGCGATACGAGAATTTTACGAAGAAACAGGGTATTCGGAAAAAATGTTACACAATGTACAAAACTTAATACCCTACGAAGAAAGTTTCACGGGGTCGAATTACAAGTCATACAAGCACAAATATTATATTATGTCTATGGGTTATAAAGATAGTTTAGTGCAATATCCATATGAAGAATCGGAAGTAAGCAAATTAGAATGGAAAACGTACGCCGAGTGTATAAAGTCGATTCGCCCATATAATTACGAAAAAATCAAATTATTAACAAAATTAAATACTACTCTTTCAACCTTTTCTATATATTGATTCGCCCTTCCATAGTAATTTATAATAATAATATATACTATTATGAGTAAAAATACCAAACCAAATGTATCATATGGTGTAATGGGTGACTGGATAAGAAAGT